AGACAAACTACGGACGCAACCGCTACTGTTCTTTGTTCAGATTCATCAGCCGCAGGAACAACAAACCAAGTAATACTACCTAATAACTCTGCTTATTACTTTAAAGTAAGCGTTATTGCTGGAGTAACTGGCGCAGGAAACACAAAGGCTTGGAAACTAGAAGGTGCTATTAAACGTGGTGCTGGTGTAGGAACTACAGCGATTGTAGGTTCTGTTGTAACTACTATTGTGGCAGCAGACGCAGGAGCATCAACTTGGACTGTGACAGCAACCGCAGATACAACCAATGGTGGATTAGCAATAACAGTAACAGGACAGGCTTCAACAACTATTCGTTGGGTAGCTAAAGCCGAAACAGCAGAAATGACATTTTAACTAGGAGCAATCATGGCACTAAAACTATCAGTAGAAACACAATTTGGCGTACCAGCCCCACAAGCATACGCTAGAATCACTAACTTTTTTGGTACTAAAGACCAAATTCAAGTGCAAGTAGCTATCTACTTTAACGAAGAAGCTCGCCAAAACAACATGGCAACAGTTAAAGAGAACGCACACTACATCGCTATTGAGGACTTAAAAGGTGATTTAATTCCTGCAATCTATGAGGTCCTCAAGACTTTTACTGATTACGTAGGCGCAGAGGACTGCTAATATGGCAATGAATTTAGACCAAACTAGCGATACAATAACACCATCTTCTGGTGGATTAATTGTTGGGGGTCTTATTTTAAATCCTACAACCATTGCTATCAGTTATACAATTCCTACAAATTACAATGCAATAACCGCAGGTAAAGTTACAATTAATACAGGTGTAACAGTTACGGTTTCAACAGGCAGTCGTTGGGTAGTTGTTTAATGTTTGGTAGATCTTCTTTTTCATCCACATCATTTGCGGGCAGTACTAGTCGATTAGTACAACAAACAGTAACTTATTTATCAACAAGTGTTATTACTTTACTTACAAACATTCGTAAGTTATTAACTTATACATCAACTAGTACAATAACCTTTCGTAAGTTTTTAAGTACAACTATTTTATATATATCTACTAGTTCTGGTACAATAGTTAAATTAGTAAATAAATACTTTGCTATTATTAATGATATAAGCATAGTAGTGTTAAATGATATAGCACAGCATTTAATATCTATATCATATTATTGTACCTCAACTGTTATAAATATTAAACGTGTTTTTAAATTAATTAATTATGTTGAACCTGTTGTTAGTACATTACTAAACCATCTTACACTTTCTAAATATATTACATATGCAGTAACACAAACTGTTTTTATTTTAAAACAAACTAATAAGATTTTAACAATCCTATCAGTTACTGTAAACAGTCTTATTAAGTTTGTAAAAACAACACTTATATATGTTTCTACTAGTACTATAACTACTGTTGCTGAGTATGTTAAAAAGTTTGGTGCAGTTGCTAAATTTACATTTATTGTAGAACCAAAGAAAAGATTAATAAATATTGCACACAATACTACACTGGTAGTACAAGTTGCTAAACGATCTTTATCTATTATTAAATCACGTATCATATTATTATTTAAAGGCGATACAAATGGCTGATAGTTTTTCATACAAGATTACTACTGAGTCCGAGCTATTTACATTTGACTTTTCTCAAGTGTTATCTCCGTCTGAAACAATTTCTACAGCTACTTGTTCTGTAATAGTAATGAATGGTGTTGATCCAAGCCCGTCTACTATTCTTGTTGGCAGTACTGTTATTGTTAATTCTACAGCATCACAACGAGTAGCTAACGGTATCAGTGAAGTAACATATAGATTAGAAATGACTATTACAACATCACAAGGTAACACATATACAGGAGTAGGTGATCTACCAGTATATGATGCTAGTTTGGTGTAACACATGAGTTATCAAAGTAATTATACAAGAGGTCTTTGGTTAGTAATTTGTGAGGCATGTGGTCGTAAATATAAAAATACAGAACTACGACAAAGGTGGGATGGGTTTATGGTCTGCAAAGACGATTGGGAACCTAGACAACCACAAGACTTTGTACGTGGTGTAGCCGACTATCAGGCCCCTCCGTTTACAAGACCAGAGCAAAGCGATGTATTTGAACCAGTTACTTTGGTGTATACTCCGGATGGTACTTTACCAATAAATTCTTTAACATCCCCAATGACTGTATCAATGTTTGTTAGTCTTATTAAAGCTAAGCTTACATTGACTGGTGTTGTAACTAGCACAGTAACAATGCTACGCTCTTTGATTAGAGGGTCTCGGGTTATTAATGGATTTGTACTTAACAATACTACACTAGGATAACACATGAGTGCTCTCTATTCAAACAACGCAGCAACAACACTAGCCTCTGGTATAACCAGTAGTGCAACGTCTTTGACTGTGGCTACAGGCACTGGTGCTGTGTTTCCCACAATAACTAGTAATCAGGATTATTTCCTTATTACATTACAAAGTTTTTCTACAGGTAACTCTGAGATTGTTCTTGTAACAGCTAGAACAACAGATACCTTTACTATAGTGCGTGCTCAAGAAGGCACTACTGCTATTGCATTTTCTACAAGTGATTATGTACAGCAGCGAGTAACAGCTGGTGAGTTAACAAAACTTGTAGCTGGCTCTGCTAGGGGTGGGTATACAGATCAAGTGTTCTTTGAGAATAGTAAAACTGTAAATTATAGTTACACTATTACTTCTGGTAAGAATGCAATAACGGCAGGCCCTGTTACTATTAATGCAGGCGTTACTGTTACTATACCAACTGGCTCACGCTGGGCTATCGTTTAAGGAGATTTATATGATTAATAAACAGAAAGGCGTACTATGGCTGGCACATTAGTAGCAAACACAATTAATACAGATACAGGTTTATTTAGTACTCAAAATGCTTATTTAGGTATTGCTAAAGCATGGGTAAATTTTACAGGAACAACAACAATTAATGGTTCTTTTAATGTTAGTTCTATTACATATAATGCAACTGGAGATTACACGGTTAATTTTACAACTGCAATGGCTAATGCAAATTATTGTGCAGTTACTTGTTCAGATAAAAATTTAAGGCAACAAGGTACACCAACAACTACCACTTTTGAGTGTATTAATGCGGCATATTATGGTGCATCACAAGCCAATGTGAATTATGGTTATGTTGCAATTTTTAGTTCATAAGGATAAATCATGGCAGGAACAATAGTCGCAGACACAATACAAGATGGTGCTGGTAATAGCACAGCAATGGATAATGCCATTTATGGTAGTGCAAAGGCTTATGTAAATTACAATGGAACAGGAACACCAGCAATTAATGGTTCTTACAATGTTTCTTCAGTAACAAGATCTGGAACAGGTATTTATATTGTTAATTTTACAAATGCCATGTCAGATGCTAAATATGCTGTAGCAATTACTGGTGGTTGTTATTTAAGTGTTTTGGGCGGTTTTTTAGGTGAATACACCACAAGCTCAACAACACCAAACCAAAGGTCTACAACATCTGTAGGTATGTTTTTTCAATCAGGAACTAGCGGTGCTGGACAAGATAACTGCACAGCAAGCCTTGTAGTTTATAGATAATTTAAAGGAAACAAAATGACACAAGCAATTATTTTTACTAACGACAATGGCGGTGTATCAGTTTGCATCCCTACTGGCGAACTTCCTATCAATGAAGTATTGTCAAAAGATGCTCCTGCTGGCGCAATTATTGTTGATGACAGCACTTTGCCACAAGGCGCAGATTCGTCTTTTTTTGATGCTTGGGAGTTGTCAGGCTCAACAGTAACAGTAAACTTTGAAAAAGCTAAAGCTATCAAACTTGCTCAATTTAATGCTAAAGCTGTAGAAGAAGCCCAAAAGCGACAACTAAATACTTTGGCTGGAATTGATAATGCTGTTAGCGATGCAGACTTTACAGCTAGTTTAACTGCTGGTCGTGCTTCTATTGCTAGTGCAACAACTACTGCCGAATTAGTGGCTATTTAAGGATAGATTATGTCATTCGTTATCGATGGTTCAGCAGGAGTAACAACTAATAGCGGTGTATTGGTTGCATCTGTCTATACAGTAGCTGGATTGCCCACAGGAACAACAGGCATGAAGGCTTTTGTTTCTAATGCTTTAACTCCTACTTTTGGTTCAGCCGTAGTTGGTGGTGGAGCAATAACAATCCCTGTTTTTTATAATGGAACTGTTTGGATTGTAGGTTAATGAATAAAATAACTGCTGATGAAATAAAAGCATTATTAGGATAATGATTACTTTTGAATGGAAAATACTTGAACTATTTGCTGATTGCAAAGGGGTTAAATATTATGTTAAAGCAACTGATGGACAAAATTTTGTTGAAAGCGAAGGAAATGGTTACTTTGCTGAAGGCGCAGTTAATATGCCTTTTGAGCAAATTAAAGAGTCAAATTTAATTGATTGGATTGCTAAAGATGCAATAAAATCAAATCTAGAAGCACAATTACAAGTTATGGATAGCGATAATAAAGTCGAGTTTCCTTGGTTAGCTGATACTTTTACACCAGGACAATAAAATGACACAGCCAATAGACATTATTAGCCGAGCTTTAAAAGATATTGGCGCATTAGAAGCTGGAGAAACTCCTACTCCAGAAGCAGCTCAAGATGCTTTTGATATGCTTAATGACCTTGTTGACCAATGGTCAAATGAAGACATGATGGTTTATAACACTACAGAAATCATTTTTCCTCTGATTTCAGGTCAAGTGCAATACACAATCGGTCCTAATCCTTCTACTCAAAACTTTGTAGGTGCTACTTTTACAGGCTCTATTGCAGGTAATATTTTGACTGTTACAGGGTTGACCACAGGAGCTGTTGCTCAAGGTCAAACTCTTAAAGGTACAGGTATTCTTTCAGGAACTAAGATTGTTCAATTTATTAGCGGTGCTGGCGGTCAAGTCAATGAAACTGGTACTTATCAACTCAATATTACTTATCCAAACACAGTAGCCTCTACTTTGATTACTGCTTACTATCAAAAACCTTTGTTTATTGACCAAGCTTATGTAAGGGTAAATACTCAATCCAATGGTCAAGCAGTACCTAATGGCGGTTTAGATTACCAAGTGGCAGTTATTGCGCTTGAAAATTACAATCAAATTGGTCTAAAAACTTTAAATGGACCTTGGCCTAAAGCCCTTTATTACAATCCTAATGCTGAATCAGGCAATATTTTTGTATGGCCTAATCCAAGTCAAGGTGAGATGCATATGTTTTCATCTACTATTTTTAGTAGATATGAAACTATTAATGACAATATTTCCCTTCCACAAGGCTATTCAATGGCTCTTAGATGGAATTTGGCTGAAAGATTGATGCCCATGTATGGCAAAGTAAATACTACTCAAATTAGCATGATTAATGCCTATGCAGCTCAATCTAAATCTACAATTAAGCGCAATAATATGATGCCTATAGCTGCTGCTGGTTATCCAGACTCTATGCTAGTAGGCAGAGCAAAAGATGCAGGATGGATTCTTTCTGGTGGTTTCTTTAGATAAGGCTAAAAAATGGCAGATTTTGGCTTTGTTGGCGCATCTTATGAAGCACCTTCGATTTATCAAGATGCTCAGGAGTGCATAAACTGGTTTCCTGAAGTAGACCCCACTAAAGCCCAAGGCTCTAGAGGAGTGGTTGCTTTATATCCAACTCCAGGTCTTACTTCTATTGCAGCCCTTTCTGCACAAGCAGAAGTAAGGGGAATGAGAACTTTAAGCGGTGGTCAATTCATGGTCGCTGTTTGTGGTTCTTATGTTTATGTCTTAGATTCTAGTTTTACCCCTAGTATTATTGGACAATTAAATACTGGTAGTGGTCGAGTTGGTATTTCTGATAATGGGCAAAATGTTTACATAGTAGATGGTGCTAATCGCTATACATGGAGAATTTCTACTCCTACTGTTGCTACTTTTCAAGGCACAATTTCAGGAACAACTTTAACTGTTACTCGATTTATTAGTGGTACTTTAGCTGTAAATCAAGCCATATTTGGTATTGGAATTCCTCAAGGAACTGTAGTAGTTTCAGGTTCAGGAACATCTTGGACTTTAAATAATACTGCTTCAATATCTACAGCAGAAACCATGACTACTAATAATGTAGCTGCGGTTTTAACTGCTTCTACATCAGGAACAACTTTGACAGTAACTGCTATTGGAGCAAGTCAAACTTTATATCCTGGTCAAACTATTGTTGGGCAATCATCAGGAACTTTAACAAACAATACTATTATTACTGCTTTAGGCTTTGGTTCAGTATTAAGCGCAGCTATTGCTACTGCTGGCACAGGTTATGCTGTAAATGACCAAATAACAGTTCTAGGTGGTGTTTATGGAGCAAGCCCTGCTACCTTTACTGTTACAGCAATCGGAGGCTCTGGTGCTGTTTCAACATTATCTGAAACCTATCAAGGTGCATATACTTCTTTACCTTTAAACCCTTCCTCTACTTCAACAACTGGTTCTGGCTCAGGGCTTACCCTTAATTTAACTTTTGGTACAGGTACAGGCGGTACAGGTAACTATGTTATTAATAACTCGCAAACTGTTAGCTCTAGAACTCTTTATGCTTTGAACTTTAGTGTTTTACCTGCTTCAGATGGAGCTTTTCAAGGCGGTACAATCGTTGATATTGTAGATAACTATTTTGTTTACAATGACCCAAATACTCAACAATGGGCAGCTTCTAATCTTCTTAGCCCAATTACTTATAGTCTTTCTTATGCTTCTAAATTTACAGGACCTGATAACCTTGTTTCTTTAGTTTGCGATCATGGTCAAGTCTATTTATTGGGTGAAAAGACTTCGGAAGTTTGGGCTGATGTAGGAACTTTCCCATTTGCTTTTCAAAGAATTCCTGGAAGTTCTAGTGAACATGGTATTTCTGCTCCTTTTTCTGTAGCTAGAGTTGGCAATTCTTTTGCTTATTTGGCTAAAAACAATCGAGGTCAAGCTGAAATTGTCATGATGAATGGCTATTTTCCACAAAGAATTAGTACCCATGCTGTAGAAAATACCCTTGTAGATCAATATGTAGGCGATGCAGTTGCTTATACTTATCAACTTGAAGGGCATGAAACTTATGTTATTTCTTTTCCTACTCTTGATTTAACTTGGTCTTATGACATAGCAACTGGTCTTTGGCATAAATGGCTATGGGTGGATAACTTGAATGTTTATCATCGTCACAGGTCTAATTGCTCTGCTTTTTTTCAAGGCTTAGTAATGGTTGGAGATTGGCAAAATGGTCAAATTTATCAGTTAGACCCTTCAAACTATACTGACAATGGCGATACCATTCGCAGAGTTCGCAGAGCACCTCATTTAGTAACTGACCTACAAAGACAGTATTTTGATGAGTTTCAAATACAATTTCAGCCTGGTGTTGGAATTGGTGGTGTTTCTAATACTGTTGCCAACAATGCAAATTATATTTATTTGGGAACTCCTTACTATATTTCTGCTAGTGCCACTTTAGTTATTGGACCTACAGATATTGATGTTTTAGGATTTGCTAATCAAATAGTTACAGATGATACTTTGACTAATCCACAGGCCATGCTTCGCTGGTCTAATGATGGTGGTTCTACATGGTCTAAAGAATACTGGACTGCAATAGGTCAACAAGGTAAATATAAAAATAGGATTATCTGGCGCAGATTAGGTTGGTCTAGGGATAGAATCTTTGAAGTAGTGGTTACAGACCCTATTAAAGCGGTTATTGTTTCTGCTAACTTAAAAGCTAGTGAAGGGGATAATTAATGGCTAATAATAGTATTTGGGGTTCAAGTCAACAAAATCCTTATCCTCAAACCCCTTTTTTAGATGAAACTACTAAAATGCCATCTAGGTCTTGGCAACAGTATCTATTGAATTTGGTCAATTTTAGCTCTGCTATTAATGCCACAAAAGGAGCTGCTACATTGCCTTCAAATCCAGTAGGATTTATCAATATTACTGTTAATGGAAAGCCTTACAAGGTTCCCTATTACAACATCTAAGCCTATAATTTAAAAATGTCAAAATACTTTAATAAAATAGCTTGTGGATTTAATGTCATGCCTTTGCAGATAGCTCTGAGAAGGCAGCCAGGGCTATTTGGTAAATATAACCAAAGGTGCGATTCTGCGGAAAGTCCCCATAGGGAAAGCTCTGATATTTGGGTTAGATACAATGCTATTGAAAGTGTCTTAAATTGTGACAAACAATTAGATTCTGAACATCCTGCTAATAAAGAACATAAATCTGTATGGTATCCAGCTTATTATCAACTTCCTGATATTCGGACCATTGTATTTGACTTAATGCGAATAGTAGAAGGGGAAGAATTAGGCACTATTTTAGTGGTTAAAGTACCTCCCAAAAAACAAATTTATACTCATACTGATGGCGGTTGGGGTGCTGAATACTATGAAAAATACCTTATTCCTGTTCAATGTTATCAAGGAACTTCTGTAAATTTTCCAGATGGAACTATTATTCCTGAATTAGGAGCTACTTATTGGTTTGACAATAGTATTGACCATAATGCAATCAATGAATCTAATGAAGATATGGTTGTTTTAATAGTAACCATTCGGTCTGACAAGGTAAAGGATGCAAAATGAAAACAATTAGCGATTTACATAATAAAATGGTCGGTACTTTTGAGGTAGATTTAGGTACAGTACATCATTTTTCTGATGGTCTTTATGCCAAGCAAATGTTTATTCCTAAAGGCTATATGGCAGGAACTCATGCCCATAAATTTAGCCATTTAAGCATTTTGGCAAAAGGTAAAGTTATTGTTAAAACAGATGATTCTGAAGCCATTTATGATGCACCAGCTTGTATAGAAATCAAAGAAGGCATTAACCATGCTATTGAGGCATTGGAAGATTCTGTTTGGTTTTGTATTCATGCAACTGAAGAAACAGATGTATCTAAAGTTGATAATGTTTTGATTTTGGAAGGGGTTTGATATGCCATTAGGATGGGTTGCAGGAGCAATAGCTGTTGGAGCAGCAGCAAGTGTATATTCTTCAGGTGTTCAAGCTGATGCAGCTAAAAGCGCAGCTAATACACAAGCTAATGCTGCTTTGGCGCAACAAGGTAATCTTCTTGCTGCTGGTCAACAAGCTTCTCAGCAATTTACACCTTATTCAGGAACAGGAACTACTGCTTTAAGCAATCTTGCTTCTAATAATGCTTATTTTAATAATCAATTTAGCAATACTGACTTAAATTCAAATCTTGCTCCTAATTATGCTTGGCAATTAGGTCAAGGCCAAGCCTCTACTAATGCTGCAAATAATGCTACAGGTGGTTTTGTTGGTGGCAATGCTCAACAAGGATTACAGCAATATACTCAAAATTATGCTTCTACAGCTTATGAAAATGCTTTTAATAATTATCAGGTTCAAAGAAGCAATATTAATACTATGAATTTAAACCAAGCCCAACTAGGTCTTTCTGGTGCTACTGGTTCTGCTAATGCTCAATTAGGAACAGCAACTAATGTGGCAAATCTTGGTATTGGTGCTGCTAATGCTCAAGCAGCAGGTCAAATTGGCGCAGCTAATGCTTATGCTTCAGGTGCTAATAATTTAAGCAATTTAGGACTTTATGGTGCTAATCAATACAATGCAGCAAATAATGCAAGCCTTGGAACTAATGTATCTAGTTTAGGCTCGCAAAATTATACTGCTCCAGAAATAGGTGGAGCACCTGCTGGCGGTTACACAAATATGGGTGGTAGTGGTTATGGTATTGGTGGTTATTCACCTGTAACACCAGCTTAAGGATAAATTATGGCAATCGGCACAAGCGGAGTATCAGTTCCACAATTAGGTCAATCTTTTGACACTAGTATGTATTCAACAATACAAAAGCCTCAGCAAACAACTCTTGCTGAAATGTTGGGTGCTGCTAAAACTGGTTTAGATATTCAAAAGCAAAAAGGTACTTTACAGGCTGATATTGAAAAAGCCAAAGCTGAATCTGAAACTGCTAAATCTACTTCTGAAATTAAAGGCATAGAAGCAGCTAGGTCGCATACATCTTATATGATGAGCAAAGCTGCTCCTTTATTAAAGAATCCAAAATTAACTCAAAAAGAAATAATTGAGAATTTTACAGATATTAATAAAAATGCTCCTGGTGGACCAAACCCACAAGCCTTAGCTCATACTTTATCTACTTTACCTAAAGAAGATACTCCAGAAGCTAATTTATCTTATGTTGCTGGAGTTGTAGGCACAGGATTAACTAATTTAGAACAATACAATCAATTATTACCTGCATCACAATCTACTCAAGTCGGCAATGCTGTTGTTCCTATTGCATCAGGAAATAGATTGGCAGCAGCAGTTCCTCCAGGAACTCAAACAGGTCCAGGAGTTGCTATTGGTCTTGGTCCTACAACTGTACTTGTTGCTCAACCTGGAGATGGAACTGGATTGCCTCCTGACACTAAATATTACAA